ATGGAAGTTTGTAGTAATGGATTACCTTGCACTTTGATATCAGCGACAGTGAATTGCCCAGAAGTATAGTTATTATAAAATTTACCTGCGGATTCAATTTTAACTACGTCAAGTGAGCCGTTGATTGCATTTGTTTCTACAGTATTATTCGCAACAACTGGAATGTAGTTTTCAGTTGAGAACTTAGTGAATGTATTTGAATCGATTGAGAACATGTATTTCCACTGATAGCCATCAGTAGTCTCATAGTAATCATCGCCTTCAACATACAATGCACTGTCATATTTGACTTCACCGAAGAGTGGTTCTACTGTCGATGGCGCACCATTGTTATTATAAAGACACTTATAAACGTGCTTGAATGCCGCTTCATCAACGACTACGAAATAGTTTTTACTATAGATGTCTTGATCGATATCATCATACTGTGTGTAAACTGTGCCTGAAGTCCAATTGTATCGCTTGATCATGATCTTCATATCGGCTTTTGTTAGTTTTTTACCGAAAATCATGTTGCGGAACGTATTGATGTTAATATCTCTGTTACTAGATGTAGGTTGAGATATATCACCAAGTGTTGTACCCTCAGTGACATTATCACCAACAAACGAATAATAAACAGTATTATCTCTCTCAGAAATCGACTCGACCATCTGCTCTGCTAGATGCGTCTTGAACTCACTTGGTATAATTGTCTTTGGCATTTTTTATTCCGATTATGCTACTGTTGATGAATAGAATGTCTGAGTATTATCGAATCGTGTAACTTGCTCAGATGGTCCCTCTGCAATACCTGCATTAAAGAATACATCAGAATCAACAAACAATACATCTTGAATAATAACTGGCAATCTGATATTAGCCTCAAAGAATTCAGATGTATTCGTAATTCTAGATGAGAATTCTGTATGTTGTGTTGTAAATCCATCGTACCATGTTTGCTGATTAAAGAATACTTCGAAATTCTTCAAGTCAAAATCAGAGGTTGATGAAGTAATAACTATTCCGACAGGTACTTCAGATGTTCCTACATATCTTCCAAATGGTCTATTACCTGCTACGTGAAGAACTTTAATTAGAGTATCTTTATAGTTGCTAAATGGAAGTGCAGTCAGAATCTCATACGAATATTCTTGATAATAATCATTGTCGTGCATGTATTTATCTGAACTTAGGAAAGATTTTCTGTTCAAGAAATAGCCTTCACCAACACCTTCTCTCTCAAGTTTCGATGTGAACTTAACTGTTTTATCAAAATCTTTTTCTGAATGTCCAGTCAACACTTCATCGTCTCTGTATCCAAAACCTGAACTTACGATGTTGACATTTGAAACGAAGCCCGTGCCAGAGAATGCTTCACTTAACACGTTTGCATTTAGACCCATTTGTGTGCCGCGTCTATCGACTTGTGTTTCTGTAACAGTTGTCGTGATACCAGTCTGTGTTGATACAATCAACTCGCCATTCACAAAATCACTGTCAGGACTTAAACGTGTCGCATATAATATACCAGCATTAATTTCATGTCTAAAGATTCTAGCTTTCGTTCCAGACGTTTGTCCTTCGATTACTTCACCGACTACAAAGTTTAAGCCTGTGCCGTCATTATACGTTATTTTAAAATCAAATTCTTCACTGCCATAGTGATAAACTTTAGGCTCGTACACAACAAAGAATGGATCGTTAGGATATCCTTCGCCTGGGTTGGTAACAACAATGCTCTCGATTGATCCTACTGCCGCGTTTGAAAAGTCTAGTGCTTCTGAAATGATATCATTAAAGCCTCGACCAGGATTCAAATCTAGTCCATAAGAACTTGCCGCAATCGCGGTTGAGAGTTCAACTTCTTCAATTGGCTGTGGGCACCATGCATTAGGCAAAACCACTTCTTCATTGAAGCCACTCAATCTAATATCAGCGGCTGTTGTGAATGTTTCATAGCCAGTGATTACCATTTCTGTATTTGTTGAAAGACCGTATGAATTTCCTTGAGGATATATTCTTCTCGTTGTATCAATCACACCAAAACGAATGTTTTTAATTTTTTCGATTGAAAAACTAGTACCATCATTCTGTCTCTCAACAGACAAATCATTGCGGAAGAAACCAGCGTTCTTTCTAATGCCTGCGCTGTATGTAGATGTGACTGCATCAAATGATACATTCACAACATCAGCGTTTGCAACAAATCGAGTATACGCTTCTCCGTGATCTGTCTGATAAATGTAGTATTGCTCTAATACTTCACCTTGATTTAATTGTATATTGCTACTTTGGCTATATTCAATTGTAAAATCTTCGGCAGTTGCAATGATATTTGCAGTCGCAGTTCTATCAATTGGAATACCAATAATATCAGCCGATTCAGCATTGCCTACACTGTAAGCAGTATTTCCTGTGCTGTTTACAATTTCATTTTGATCAGGATAAAGTCCTGAGTTATAATTCAAAATAACGGTGCAGTTGTTACCGATGATATTTCCAGATGAAACAATCTTACCTTGAAAATATAAAATGTTACCAGCACCGTATACATAGAGTTCTCTATTTGTGCTAGTGAATTCTTCAATATCAGTTGCATTCTCAATGATCAATTCAACGAGGTCTTGTTTGATAGATTCAAATTTAGGTATGAATTCATTCTTTGCAAAATACTTTGTATTCGTCACGTTAACATTCGAAGCAGTCAATACAGCTTCAGATGATAGAATGATTGCTTCATCAGTGTATCCATATCCAGGATTGATGAGATCAAATTCTACAACACCAACTTTAGTTTCTGTTTCACTGACAACAGCAACACCTTTCTTGCCAGAGCCATCAACGATTTTCAGCCTCTCTCCTGCAACAAAATTTGCATCACTTGATTCTACTGTAAGAGAAGAGAGTGATCCAAGTATTTTTGTCGTGATATTTATAGGCGCGCCTAGAGTTGCTATCTGTTCACTTGTTTGAAAATTACCTACAACATTTGAAATGTAGAGTACACTTATTTTGCGGCTGCCTTTCTTCGTCTTTACAAGTCTCTCAGCGAATGCATATGCACCGCTGTCTGAACCGCGAATGTTAAAGCCTACCATGTTGATTAGTTCTGGATGATCTTCGACCTCAAGATATTTTACATTTGCAAATTCATTATCAGAGAGTTTAAATACATCGTCACCAGGATAATAGACTTTTGCTTCAATGCCGTGAATGAGTTTAAAGAACAGATCGATAGATCGCGGTGTGCCTTTCGAACGATAAAAGTCAAGTGAGTTTTTAATGAAAAGTTTTTTGTTCGATGCGATTGAGAACTGAATGTTAGAAAGATATTTTGTTTTGAAGAAGAGAATAAACTCATCGAGTGTTTTATCGATGTCTCTATATTCTGGCAATCTTCTGCCGTGATACAATGTTTCTCTATCACTCTCAAGCCACTCGTAATACGCTTTTACAAACGCAATGAAAAGAGGTCCTTCCTGCTTATAGAAATCAGGAAACTGACTCTCGATATACGGGCTTATAAACTTTTCAACAGATTTCACTTAGATTCTTACCTGTTCTACATTGACTGAAATATCAGTATCTCTGATATTTAGAATGGTTCTTTTAACACAAGAAATATCTTTTGTTTTAGATCGAGCAAAGATATCTAATCTGTTTCCTTTTACCTTATCTGGCTTGAATGATTTAATTTGCAAAAAGCCAGTATCATAATTGACATCACCGATTTCTTGTACTACACTATGCGTTGCACCTTGAAGTGCCATAATTCTTAATTTACCTTCACCGTCATCTTCAATGAAGCATTCTACACCGTTATAGAAGAAGATACTTGAATTAATAATAGAGATTTCACTGTCTGGGTGATCACCACTTAACTGTCCAATATCATCTTTTAATGTCAAAGCAAAATCAATATCGTAGTTTGTTTCAATATTTATCTCTGGAGTAATGCTCTTGATTGCAAAGATGTCTGTATCGTTACTCACAATCGAAGGATGCGACAAGTCAATACCAGCAATGAATTTACTGTAGAACAGTGTCTTGTTGAAGCCATTCAAATTAATTGAGGCGTAATCTTGAATACTAGAAGTAACGATTGAACGAATGTCTTGTGTTGTCAATTCAGTTTCGTTAACGTTATACTTGACTTTACAATCAACCGATACATAAGTATAATCAGGTGTCGTCAGAACAGGATCTAATCCAAGAGGACTTCTTTCACGTATGAACTTCTCGTATGTTCTTCGATTCGAAGGCGGCAATACGTCAGTCTGCTTTAAGTCAATCGCAACAATCACTTTACCGAATTGCGGTGGATTCTGTTCTTCGCCACCGTATGCTGATACAGCGTTAATTTCTGAGAAGTTTTGCTTTAACAGTGTCTCGTAGTCTTCTGCGGTTACCACACGTTCCTGTGTAGTAAATGCTCTTGGCGCATTAAATTTAATTGATGAGAGACTTTCTGAAACGTCACCGCCAGTAGCAGGCTGTGTGACTTGAATGTTAGTAACAAGCGCAGTGCCAATCTTACCATCAGCAGTAAACTTCTGAATGCCATTTGGAAGTTCACCATTACATGCTCGATATTGTAGAACGATGATTGCGTCTACCTTTGGCTTTCTACCAATTACATTATCACCGAAGATAATTTCATACCTTTCATTCTCAATGCCTTGAACAAAGAAAACTTGAGAGTTAACACCGAGTCCGAACAATGAGTCTGCTCTTTTATATGAATAAACTTTTGATCCGTTATCTTCAATCACTGTGACAAACAAACTGTTTGTATCTACGTTTTTATTATTGATTACATATCGCGTTTCTTCTTGATCATTGAAGACATATGATTCTGATACGTAGTCGCCTTCGTATAATTCAAGATTCTCTGCGGTAAAGATATTGTTGCCTTGACTCACAGCGATTACGTTATCACTTGTTACGAATGTAAAGTTTTTATTTCCATCGAAGCCAGTGAATGCTGTGCCTCTAGGAATATTAACAGACGCGGCAACAGGATCATTCATCGTTAAATTAACAACTGCTCTTGATGAACGGAATGATCTAGGAATGTAATTTAATTCTTTAGCATGAGATACTACAGAATCACGCAAAACCGCACTATCAAGAAACATCTCGTTGCCGATCATGTTTAGATAGAAGGCATTCAGGTTTGTATTGTATGCAAGAATGTCTAGCAATACGTTAATATTAGATGCTTCAAAATCGTAGTCCCTAAAGATTGGCTGATCTTTGAGATGATTCTTTAGATTCTCTTTGATCGCACTAAAATCTAGGGTCGTAAAATTTGTGCCTACTTGATTTGACATTTTATCTGACTCTGCTTAAAGTTAAATTTAATTCTTCTCTGCCTTGGCTGTAGTTGTTCACGCTAAAAATTATTTTAGCATCTACAGAAAGATTGTCTTCGTTTAGATTTATAATAACGTCATGTAGCTCGACTCTCGGCTCATATTTTTTAACTGTAAATTCAATTTCATGTTTTATTTCACTGACTTCTTTCTGTGACATCTGCTCGAAAAGAAAATGTCCTACGTTTGATCCAAAATCTGGTCTATGAATTCTATCATATTTTTTAGTCAGGATAAGATTTCGAAGTGCCATTTTAATCGAGTCTTCATTCTTTCTTCTTGATATTTGACCTGTACTAGGGTGAGGCAAAAAACTCGTCAAGAAATCGCTGAAGAGATCAGTGCTACCACCCGTCTGTCTGTACTCGTCATTATTTCTGGGAGGTCTAGTTGTAACTGACATTTTTATCCTCTTTTATTTATGTATTTATAAGCTGTTACTTATTTATCCGCCTATAAAAACGTTACCTGAACCAGCCGCGATGACACTACCACAATCAACTGCGTCACCGATTCTAGCCGCTTTCTTTCCATTTATTTTGACTGTGCCTGAGCCAGCCGCAATCATACCAGAATGTGTTGAGACACATGTATGTGAATCTAATGCATCATCAACTCTCGCCGCAGCCTTTCCATTTATAATGACATTACCAGATCCTACAATAATTGGTCTTGCTGGAAAACATCCATGACCTGAACACACATCATCTTTTCTTGCGGCGGGTGGCATTATGGATACACTCTCTTAATATAAGTCTTAATTTTATTGAGATTATTTTCCACTCTCAATGTATATGTTTCTGTTGTAGATTCGTCTTCTGAATCTGTTCCTGTCACAGTGATCGTGACATTTTTTATATTTGACGATGCGCCTGACATTGCTAGTAACTCAATCGTATTTGGATTGACAGGCACATTATCTAAATCAAAGTTTGTAATCGTAGTCGGCGTAGATTCATTTGTATTTGATCCACGCGGTATATAAGTCATCGAACACTGTGGAAAAGTATCTTGCGTATACTCACCCGATACTGTCGCCGAAGAAGTTCCACTACCAGCACTCACTCTTTGTTGCTGTGTTACTGGATCAGTTTCATTATACGACACCGAAGTTG